AACAGTTTGATGTATCTGTATCTTCAGCAGTTGATATATCTAATACAGCAGAAGAAATACCAGTTGTAGTATTACCACTTGCTCCACTTGCTATATCAGCAGTCTTAAAGATATCTGTTTTAGCAGTTGCTCTGTCAGTGTTTGTTCCATCACTTGCGATAATAAATCTCTGTGCTGGATTGTCATACACAAACCCTTTGATGTCAAAGTTCGTATTAGCTGAACCACTTCCAGGCCAGGTATTATTGAACCTTAACTTGCCAGTGGAGGCATCCACATACTCACATCCGGCAAAGATACCAACTAATTGGTCTCCGTTACCAGAAGCAGATCCGATCTGAATAGTTCCACCAGTTAATTCAGCTTTGACTGGTGAACCTTGAAAGATCGCGGAAGCATCACTAGCAATAAAGTATTGACTCGTACCTTGAGTCGCTGGACTTGAACCATGCATTCCTACAGGCTTAAATCCGAAAGCTACATTTGCATTAGCCATTTATTGCTCCTTCTAAAATTATTCGGCAGTTTTTTCTTTACCACCGAAGGTTACACGACTTTGCCTATCAACACTGATAGGCATCGAGGGATGTTGTTCCCTCATCAAGTTTTCATCCACGGCTTTCAATTGGTTGCGGGTCTGATCCCGAAAATATTCAGTTCTCTCTTGCACCGTTTCTGTGGGTATTCGTGCCAACATTAATCCACCGACACCAATAATTCCTTTGTTTTTACCCTCTTCTATGACTGGATACTTTGCAGCTTCTGGACCGTATTCATCTGCCCTAACTGGTTCCCACCCTTCTCGCATTCTAGAAAAAACATTTGATTTATCATCCTCACCACGAATGGAGGTTCTGATCCATCTATGTTCAAACCCTGCTGGGGGTGGAGGTGCATCCAACTTAGCTGGAGGTTGCCAAGGTTTTCTCCTCGTATTATTTGCACGACTTTCTGATTCTCGTGATATTCTTTTTTCTGCCATTTTCTACTCCTTCACATATTTAGCATATTCTTCAAGAGGAACATTCAGCCTTCTCGCAATAGCAATTTGAGATGGAGTCAATTTGACTGTTCTGCGTCCCTTTGGTGTTGACGACTTTGAAGCCGTTGTCCCAGCAGAGGCGACTCTGGGACTATTAGATTTTTTAGGAGTTTCTTGAAATTTGTGTGGAAACTCCGATCTAATCCTATTATCGAGTTCAGTATAGTACTCATCTGACGTTGCGTCAAACCCCTCGTCTTCGATTAGTTGTTTATGAAGACCAAAAGCAGCATAAGTCATAGTTTGATCTTGACCAAACCATGTGTTTTTCTTTGCCCACTCTTCTGCTTTAGGATCTGGTTTAGGGGGAGGTGTATTATTTACTGGTTGAGCTGGAGCTGGAGCGGGAGCCGCTTCATTCGCTTCAATTTTATTTGCTTGTTCCTCTCGATCTGCTTTTAATTGAGCAAGTCTTGATTCTTCTAGTGCAATTCTAGAAATATTTTGTTGAGCCTCGTACATGGCATCTGCATTACCCTCTTCTAATGCTTTCTTGTATGCCTCTTTTGCAGCTATGGCTTGAGATTGTACTCTCGTATCAAACTCACCAACATAAGTAGTATCTAGTTTATCTAGTTTTGATTTTAATTCTTCATTTTGTTTTTTTACTGCTTCAGCGTATTCGACTGCCGCTTGTCTTTGTCTTTCTTCTTCTCTGAATTTAGACGTAAGTTTGCTAATACGTTTCTTGACAGATTCCGAATATTCAGACAAGTCATCAGCATCTGAAGCTTCTTGTTTTTTCTCTTCGGTTGGAGAATTGGAATCAACGACAACATCTTCTTTTTGTTCATCTGTTTTTTCCTCTACCTCAACTTCTTGTCCTTCTTCTTCGACTTCTTCGACTTTAACATCTTCTTGCATACTTTACTCCGTATGTTTTTGATGTCGTCAGGATCGACAATGGTTACTTTCGTTTCTCCACCCCTATTGTCTTTATACTCCGTAAGATTTTATGTCGTCAGGATCAACGATTGTTGCTATAACTTCATCATCGTTAATAATTCTAACTTCTCCACCTTCTATTTGAAATCGTGAACCTGCGTAGCGACCAATACAAACCCAATCGCCTTCTTTACACCAAGCTCCGTCTTCTCCAAATTTGTCAATATCTTTATATGCCAAAGGTCCCACTTTAGCTACATAAGCTGTAACTGTGGCTCTGGCTTCTTTTTCTCTTACTGGATCTGGAACGTAAACACCACCTTCAGTTTTTTCTTTGCCCATATATGGCATAACTAATATTCGCCAACCTGTTGGTTGTGGTATTCGTTCAATTAATTTTAGTTTTTTTGCTTCTTCTTCGGCTTTTTTCTTAGCGTTCCTCTGTGCTAGAACGTATTCTGGTACTATTAGACTCATCATCCACCTTTTTTAGCAGGGTTTGTATATGTTCCAACGCATAGGTTAATCCCTGAATTTCACCTACCATTGCTTTATAATGACCAATATCAGAAGCACTTCCACTAGTCAATGAAATACTTATGTCATTTATTCTATTATTCAAGTCTTTATTATATTTATTTAAAAAATCTGTTATGTACATTAATTTTTACCAGCAGTGGATAAATATCCGTATGCATCTTTAACTGCATCTTTAACTGTGTCAAAAGCTTCTTGTGCAGTTGTAGATGTCATGCCCGTGGTTCCTAGTGAGAGAGCATCCATAATGCCACCCATAGATGTAGATCCAGTATAACTAGGAGAAGAAGGATCTATTGTTGCATCATATCCTGGAGTTCCTTTGGCTGCATATGTGTCTCTTCCTATTCCTTGTGCCATTATAGATGGTAAAGATAATCCTGCTAAATTACTAAAAACACCCATAGCAAGTGATCCCATCGGATCTTTTGCTCTTTGTGCAGCTATTTGTCCAAAAGCTGTTTGTTGACCTACAGGATTAAAAAGAGAACCAAAACCTCTTTGTATTCCTTCTCTTGGTTGATTTGCTGGTTGATTTGGGTCATATCCTGCAAGACCAGGGTTATTATTTGGGTTGCTGTAAACGTCAACATTTTTTTGTGCAATGGCATTCATAGTGGCTTGATCGCCAAATATGTTTGTATAATCTATATTTTCTGGAGATATTCCAAAAGCTTTACTAAAAAACCCTTCGTATCCATAAGGATTTGTGGAAGTTATACCTAAAGCACTCTGCATAGCATCTTGTTGAGAATAAGTATCACTACCTGTTCCAACTCCTGCTGTAGAATAATCAGTGGTTACTGACTTATCAGCAGCAGCAGCATCGTCACTAAAATCTCCACCAAAAGTTCCAGCAGGAGAAGTATCAGTGTCAGAAAATTCAGCCACTAGAATATCCCTTTAAACTTTTTACCTTTTACTTGAGCACCACAACCTCTGAATACACCACCGTCTCTCATTCTTCTCGGAGCTTTTTCTCTTTCAGCTCTTTTAAATTTAGGGTTTGGTTTGACCAAATAAGTTGTACCGTCAATGTTTGTAAGTCTCTCACCTTCACTTGTTTTTAAAACACCTTTAAAAGGACTTAATGTTACTGGTGGTTCTGATCTTCTTTTCTTCGGTTCCGTTGGTCTTGCTCTGAAACCCATTTTTTTACGAGTTTCTCTTGGCATCATTGGCATACCACCGTCTTTCTTTTTATTGGCTGCAATAAATTTTGCTTTTGGATCTGCAGCAGTTATGGCTGGGTTGTTATCTAATCCATACTTAACACTTTGCATTCCTAGACCGCCGTCTTTTTTCTTTTGCATTTTTGGTCTGCCTTTCTTTCCATCGGGATTTAGTGTTGGATGATATTGATCTGGATTATGTTTTGGATGATATGGTTTTGTTGATTTTGGTCTAAGTTTTAAGTCTCCATCTTTACCGAACATATCTCCCATAGGATCTTTTGATTTTTTACTCATCTTATTAATTTTTTTAGCGTCTTTGGACGTTAATGTAGCTCCACCAAACTTCTTTTTTGTTACAGTCATAGTATTCTCCAGTATTTGTGAACCACCGTCTCTTCGTTTACGACCTTTATTAATTAAATCTTTTGCTTGATTATATGATATTCCTAGATCTTTTGCAAACTGACTAACCCTTGCCATGTGATTTCCTTATCTGTTCTTTACCTTTTTTAAATATTGAAGCAATTTTTGCTTTACCCATTACTTTTGCTCTTTGCTCACCGACTGTAAGTATTTGTATCTTTCTCGCATAAGGTTTATTGATTCTTTTAACCTTCGCAACTGTTGCTCTTGCGTCTGCTTCTGTGGCAAACTTGATACTGACGGTATCTTTTGGATTCTCATCCGTGTATAATCTTCTACCCGAACCTTTTGGTTTCTTACCCGTTCCAACTTTAGGATCTGCCATTATTTTTTTTTGAACATCTTTGCAGCTTGCCCAACTCCCTTGATTCCAAAACTTGCACTAATTGCAATGTATAAAAGATACTGATACCACTCTGGTAAAGTTGCTAGTATATCAAAACCTTCCTTGACATATTCTTTCATCCCAGGAATGAAGACCAAAATTGCGGGCAAAAGTAGCACAACTAAGGCGAATTCGTCTTTCCAGCTATCCACTGTAGCATCTGCCATCTTACCTTCCCATGCGACCTCACCTGCTGCAACCTTTTCTGCAACTGTTGCACGAGCACGAGCCTCTGCAATTTTAGCTTGTCCTTCAGCCTTTGTTTTTTCAACTTTGTTCTCAAACCAAGTTCCAGCTAAGTTAGCTAGTGGACCTATTAACGCTTGAAACAATTTATCCTCCTACATACACAAGTCTTCATACTTGGTTGTATGAAGTCTATGTTTAGATAATTCTCTAGCAGAGCTAAGACCAACTCTACCACTCTTGATTAATTTATTAAAAATCCATTTTATCATTTCTTAAACCTCTGATCTATCCAGCATTTACCATAATATAAGATAAATAACCAAATTGTAAATAATATTCCTTCAAAGTAGGTTAATTCATTCCATGCATCTAAAACTACATTACTGTCCATTATTTTCTCCCTATGCTTCTTAGACTTTCCATAACTTTATCTATATCTGGTTCTTCACCATTAGGATCATACAAACATTTATACTTTTTTGGACACCAAGTTTCAATCATCATTGTAAATGTTTTATTACCACCTTCATAAATACATGCTCTTTTGTTTGTATATTTTGACGTAATTCTTTTCTTTAGTCTACATGTTGTGTATTTTTTTACATCTGGATTACGCCATTCTTTCTGTTGTCTTGTGTAATCTCTTGGTTTGTATTCATAAGCGTTTGCTCTCTTAATCCAAATAGATGCAATCAATACGGCAAAACCACCAACCAAACCTACACAAACAAGCCAACCGATTGCTTCACCTATCTGTCTTCGAAATTGTTGTTGTTTGTAAATTGTCTCTTGACGTTGTTTTCTTATCTGACCTTCCATAGCCAAAAGATCATTGTAAGCCTGTGGGCCATAAGTCATATTTAGAAAAACCTTGAGTTCATACCTTTGTTCCTCAAGTTTCTTTTTTGCTGCAAACGCAGCCATTGCCGCCTCTTCAATAGAACCTGCTTTAAATAATTTACCAAACAAGGGAGGGTTCTTCGCTTGTTTCTCTGCATTGTCAACATCAGATACGGCTCCCATCCAACGTCCAATATCACCAGACATTTGTTCAATATCACGACCCACGGCAAAACCCTTTTTGATTGCATCAAAAGCTTTGCCCGCTATTCCTACGGCTACTGATATAGTTACTGGATCCATATCCAGATTATATCATAGGTTATTTAGTTTTGTTACCCCTCGCAGCTGCCATGTTTATTCTATAAACATTTACATCATTTCTATCATCAGCAATGTCTGATTGTAGTTGTTGTCTTTGTTGAGCTAGTTCGTAAGCTTGTTGTAACTTAGCTTGATCAATTTCAAAATTCATTTGATCACTCATTGTCTTACGTTGTAGCTCGGCAGTATCGTTTTCTAGCTCTTTCTTTCTGATATCAACCAAAGGATCTTCTGGTTTTGGTGGAGCTAGAGCTGGCATTATTTCATTTAGGATCTCACCAACTTGTTGTGCGATTGCCGCTTCAACGGCTGACGGATCAATAGGAGGAACTGGTTGACCCTCTGCTTGAGCTTGTTCAATCGCCTTTTGAAAGAAAGTTGTCACCTGATCACGAGCCATCATACCTACATGTTCTTGCACATGTGCTTGTAGCATGACATATCCTTGTGGATTTGCTTGAGATGTCTGACTAGATAGCATAGATATATGTGCTCTAACATGAGCTTCGTGATCTTGCTCTGGAAATGCTTTTAATGGCTTGTTTGTCATCGCATTTCCGTTCTCGGTTGCTGGATCAATAGGTGCTGGTTGTGGTTTTGGTGGTAAAATAGCCTCGATATTCTTGATATCTAGTGCATCGTACATTCTTCTGTACGCTTCATTCACATTATGTATCTCTGGAGCGGCTTGAGCTAGTTGTAATTGTGTTTGAGCCAGTGATAATCGCTGTGCCATAGAGAAAATGTTAGGATCTGACACTGGAAGTATGTCAACACGACCATCAAAGTCGGCTTGCATAGTCTCTGGAGGTACATTTCCAACAAAATATGGGTATGGAACTGGATTTTCACTAAAAATTTCGGCTAACATGCGAAATTCTTGCTTTTGAGCGTAATGTAAACGCTTATGTATGCTTGAAATTATCTTAGAACCTTGTTCAATTAAGGCAACTGTTGTTCCAACTGGTGCTTGAGAGTTCACATCTGCAACTTTTGCGTCTGCAACTTGTGCAAAACGTCTACCAGAGTCAACAACAACACCTAAAAGTTGTGCTAATGTAGCTGATGGCTCTTTATATGGCAGTGGGATGATGGAATTTTTGAGATCTCCGCCTGGGACATCGATATCTCTGAACTCACCAGGATTAAGAGGCTCGTCATCATTACGAATACGAACACCCCTCGATTTAAAACCTGCTGGAAGATTTGATAAAGTACCTGCATCTATTAATTGCCTCAATATTGATGTGGCTGCACGAGACAAACCACCGATTGTATGTAGTAATCCAAGACCATAAAACCCAAAACCGGGTAAAAATTTAAAATGTACGAAATGTTGTATCTTTCGTCTTAGTGGGTCTTGCTCTCTAAAGTTTCTAGAAATCGATAGCACTTTTCCAGAATTTTGATCAATGGTGACAATATAAGGGAGCATAATCCCCGAAGGATTCCCCTGAATATCCATGTCTTCAAAACCTTCCAAGTCCAAGTCAACATGGCATTCCAGTAAGGTGTAAGAGTCATCAGAATAATTTGGACGTAATCCCAACAACTCGTCAGAACGCTCTTGAATATCTCCTTGGTTTTCGTCATAATCTGAACTAGATAGTTCGACATCTCTATATACTCCTGCTACTTGTAGTTTTCGAATATCATTATATGTCATTCTAACTACATGAGTAACCCTCTCTGCTGTTCTTAAATCACTAGCTGAATATGGTACAACCAAATCCTCTGCTGGTACAAACTTAGAAACGGCTCTCTGTTTTGTTTCATCAAAATAAACTTTTTTAAATGTAGAACCAGTTAACGGCAAATAAAATAACATCTGGTCTGTATCTGGGTCATACTCTTCCATGACCTCTGTTATTTGGTAATTCATAAAATCTTCTACACGCTGAGCTTGTGCTTCAGTTTCCGAGGTCGGTGCACCAAGGATCTGGGTCTTTACAGGTCCTCCACTTGGTAACATCTCCTTGTAACTTTGTGCTTGAAACTGGGTCACCGCTTCAGAGAGCAACGGATGAGTTACACCACTTGCTCCTAAGAAAGGTTCACTTCGGTCTTCATAATTGATCCCGAGTAACCCCAAACCTTTGGCAATCGCCTCTTCCCAATCTTCTCTAGACTCAATATCCTCACGGAACTTGGCTTGTATGTCTGATGATAAGTCTCCCAAAACTGACTCATCAAGAACCTCTGCGAGATTGGCATCATGTCTGTATTCTTCGGTTTCAATTTCTAGTGCCTCTTCTTCAGCAAGTTCTACACCCTCGGGTAAATCATTTAAAGTTTCTGGTAAATCAATTTGAAGACTATCTTCTTCGGGCATCATCTGCCCTCCTGCTCCCATCGACTGTTCTACCATACCCGCTATTTGTCTAGGTTCTATTGCCATTATGTGATCCTTGTGGTTCGTTTCTTTTCTGGAAGTAGTATGTCTGAGAATCTATTAGTAACAGTAAATCCTCCCATGACTTTTTTAGTAGGTTTGTTAACACCCTCTTGTATTTGAAGAAGAAGATCCACGCCAAACGGATCTAGTTGCTTTATTTCATCTTTTGTTAAATACTTATCTAATTTATGTTTGCCAGTAAAACCGACCACTTTACCTTTTGATTTCTTTTTGCCTGCCATTAGTACGTTCCTTTAAATGTTCCGCCACGATTTTTCATTACACCACCCATATTCATTTTTTTAGTAATGTCACCTTTAGGTAAGTTTTTTGCTCTTCTATTCATTAATGTACCTAGTTTTGGAGTAGGTTTCTTAGGACCTTGTTTTACACCTGCATCAGGATATTGTTTTTTTAATTCTTTTAGCTCATTCTGATAAATTTTAGCAACTTCTTTAAAATAAGCTCTGTTCTTTCCTTTAGTTTTTTCAGCTTTGTCCAAAGCATCATTTATTTTCTTTTTGGTGATAGTTATTGAACCTGCACCTTTAAATCTATTTACCTTTTTTTTATCTGACATTAGTAATATTCCCTTGCTCTTCTTGGATACCAATTCTCTGGGATTTCTTCGCCTTTTAAATCGATAAAGCCACCTTGTCTAAAACGCATGATAGCCATTGTCATACTATCACAATAGTCATCATGCTCTCCATTCGGAAAAGATGCAACCTCTTCTATCACATCCTCTGCAAATTTTTCCCCTTCAGGATACCATACTTTACCAGATTCGAAAATAGGCGACACAATATGCATTCTCATAGTTTTATCTATACCCCCACCACCTCTTCGTCTGCCAGGACTAAATGTAGTGACAGGCAGATTCAATAGTCTTAACTCGTCTGCCAAAGGTTGTCCACTTGCTTTTGCCTCAATCAACATCATATCGGGTTCCCAATATTCATTTTCTTCTATCGCAATCTGCTTCAACTCTGGAAAACTCCATCTGCCTTTTTTCGCATCTAACATTATCAAATGTTGATCACCATCTTCTTTAGGCTCAAAAACTCCCCAAGTTGTAATCGCACTATAGTCGGCAGTCTCTTTTTTACTATAAGCCGTATCGTAACTTTGAATTATATAATCTAGTCTCGGTGTATCGGGTCTCTCCCATAACTGCCACCAATCCCTCTTGATCATTGCAACGGCTTCCGAGGTCGGATTTTGTTGCCACTGTGCGTTCCACTTGACCGGGGACAGTGATGCCTTGACCTTTAACAATTCATCCGTTTGCCAAAACTCGGGCCATAAAGGTTTATCATTCGGTAGTATCGCTGGGAATTCTATAACCTCCCATTGATCTGCCATAGCATCCATTGCCATATTCTGTATTAAACGACCTGTCAGATCTTTCTTCGACCATCTTGTCTGCACAATGATGATGGTTCCCCCCGGTTGTAATCTCTGCCGTGGACCAGAAGTATACCACTCATATGTATTATCATAAGCAACCGTGGACAATGCATCTTGTTCCGAGTGTGGATCATCAATGATCAACAAATCGGCACCACGACCAGTCATTGCTGCACCCACCCCCGCTGCAAAATATTCCCCGCCTCGGCTAGTCTCCCAACGACCTGCCGCTTGGCTATCCTGTTTCAAGTCCGTCTTGGGAAAGATCTCTGCATAAATGGGATCGGCAATAAGATCACGGACTTTCCTTCCAAATCTTACAGCAAGTTCCGTGTTCATGGTAGCCTGTATAATTTTTAATTTAGGATTACGGCCCAAGAACCACGATGGCATTAAATATGACGCTAATTCTGACTTCGAGTGTCTAGGTGGCATGTTGATTATCAAACGCTTCAAGTTACCCGATGCAATGTCCTCGAGCTTTTCTGCAATAATACGATGATGTCTGCCCTCTATAAATCCCTCGTATACATGTTTAGCATAGGCAAGAAATTTAGTTTGAGCTAGTTCTCTGGTTTCAAGTCGTCTCTTCTGTTCTTCCAGTAACAGAACTTCTTGTAAAACGTCTTTTGGTAATACATCTAGATTCATGCCCAAACAATAATATATTTAAATGAATTTATCAATCATTGTAATTATTAGTATATAAGTTACCCTTGCCCCGTGTTTTAGGGGGGTGCCCCCTCTTGTAACAGTAAAGTTGTTTACCTTTTTGTTTTAGTAACCCTTTAAAACATTAGCTTCGCAAGCTCCACTAATAAATGCTATCGCATTTATAGTTCTGCTAACAAAGCTAATGTTTTCCGAAATTTTTTTAGGGTTGCAAAAATGTCACACTCTGTGACATTTTTACCACAGGCCTTGGATCAGAAAACTTGATAGGTAGTATCAAAAAATATAATAACAATCTGCTTTACTTATGGGATTATCTAGGATACAATGAACTTGGGAATAATCCCTTAACCATAGCCAAGGAGGACACTATGTCTTATGCTATACAAGATGCAATCGAAGAGTGCATCGATGAGAGAATTGCCTCTCAAATTGAAGATGCTATCGATGATAGCACAGAAGTTCAATCCATCAAGGGAGATCTTGAAGAAGTTCAATCTGCGATCTCAGACTTAGAAGCTAAGTTTGATGGTGACTTTGCCGATGTGGTTACTCAACAAGTTATTAAAAACTTGACCACAAAATTGGTTAATTCTCTTGATGATGGTTACGTCATGGTCAAGAAGTCTTATCTTAATGAACTACAAACCAAAAAGGAGGAGGGCTAGAACTGGGGGCGAGAGCCCCCTTTTCCCTTTATAAAATATGGAAAAAGATTATAAATTAATGTATTTAAGAGGCGAGTTAATTGGTCTAAAAACTGCAATGGTTGAATTAAAAAATCATGAATTAAAATTGACCGAGGAAACAATAAGACTTGAAAATAAAATAAAAGAAATGGAGGAAGAAAATGGATAGACAAAGAGAACTAGAAGAAGACTGGTGGTATCATTACAATGCTAAATGTGATTACATTGCAGAACTCAAAAAGGAACATGAAGATCCTTATTGGGACTGTGATCACAAAGGAAGAAAGCCAGATCATCCAGATTATGAAAAAGATTAATCAAGTTTCCTTGGTGGAAAGGGAGAGTTTCGGCTCTCCTTTTTTTATTTATTTTAAATGTTTAAAAGTCAAGATCGCAAACTTCTTAAAACAAAAGCCTCGCAAGGCTCGTTTTTGTTTTTGTCAAATTTTTTTTGGGTTGCAAAAATGCAACAGTGTTGCAAAAATGTCACATGTCAAACAATAAGATTTGATACGCAATATCATAAAATATGATGCAAGAACCAGGTTTTTTTATTGACTATTTCACAATCCCAGAATATCCTATAAAGAATAATTAACCAAAAGGAGGACGAAAAATGACTAAATCTGATTTAGAAATTGTTCAAGAAACAATGAAGACATTAAATCAAATGTGTAATGTTAATCATGACTATTGTAAGACTATCAATAGTGAATTAATTAAGTTTGTTGAAATAGTAAAGACTATTGATGCACGATTAAAAAAACTGGAGGACTTAAACAATGCATAAATTATCAAAACATGAAAAGTTACAAGCTTTTAATTATGCCGAAAGGCAGTTAAACGATTTAATGTTTCAGAAACAAGAGATCTATTCTATTATACGTCATGTTTCTTCAAGTGGTATGACAAGACATATAAGCTTTTTTATTATCGATAATTTAAAAGAACCGAATAGAATAGTATTCATTGATAATTTAATTTCTGATTATTTAGATTATAAACCGAATTCAAGTTATACTGGTTTAGTGGTTCGGGGTTGTGGTATGGATATGGCTTTCTCGGTTGTAAATCATTTACAAGTTAAAATGTCACATTCAGAAAATACAGACTTTATAGATTATGATTTTAGGTCTAGAATTATCTAATACAAGGAGGCGAAAGCCTCCTTTTTTTATTTCAAAATGAATTCCTTAATTTTCCAATTCGCAAAATTTTTTTAAATTTGAAACTCGCAAACTCCTTAAAACAAAAGCCTCGCAAAGCTCATTTTTGTTTTGTCAAATCATTACAAACTTGCAGACATTGGGCAATCGTATCATGAACCAAGAAACTCGGTTGATCTAGTCCACGAACCATTGAAATTGCAACATTATATCCGTCAAATAAAAATGCATTAGTGCTAAGAGGATCACGAACCATCTC